AAGACCACTAGTGTCCGGGACATCGAGCGACGTGAGGGAGGAACAGCCATAAGCATAGTTAGCCATGAAAGAATTCCCCACGCTTGTAAGACCGCTAGTGTCCGGGACATCGAGCGAAGTGAGGGAGGAGCAGTTATAAGCATAGTAATACATGAAATAATTCCCCATTGTCCCAGTCAAANNCGACTTTTGGGAAATGGCGATACTGGTTATATTTGTTGNACCCCGAAACGAGGGCGTCATATAATTATTGCCTGACTTATTCCAGTTGTGGGCTACCTGCATTGTGGTATCNGTTACCGGGAAAGTGGTGCTTGTGCCTGAGACAGATAGAGAAGTCCAGTCTCCGCTAGTCCCGGCACGATAATATACCGTGCCAGAAATGACAGAAAGAGAACCCCTGTACAGTCTTATCGGGCAATCCCCTGACGCTTCCGAAAATGTCAGGGTATGGATAACGTCAAACTCTTGGTTGGGGTTTATAGTAGCCACGATTGCTCACCACCTTCCCTATCTTGTCCCCTAGCTTGTTGCTCCTATGGTTGCCGCAACCTGAATATACACACTTCTATCATTCGCCGGTTCTTCCGTAGATGCTACTCTTGCTCTGGCCCAGAAGATTGTATTTGTTGCACCGATTTTTGTTACGAAATCCAGCGGNNCTCCCCAATCTTNAGCCGTCCCTGGCTGTCCATTATTGTCAGGAGCAAGCTGCCACATCGTTACTTTTTCTGAATCTACAATACTAATTCGCGCATGGCGTGAAGAATCTTCAACTGTTTCGTAGCCAGAATCACAACGCACGGCAAGTTTAATCCAGTTTCCTTCCGCGTAACCTGATTCAGGTACTTTGATTGCGCCGGATTCAATAGGGTTAAGCCCTGTACCTGACGATACCAGGGTTCCATCTGTGCCGCCTGCTGTTACGGTTCCTTTATAAATCTTTATTTTACTGGCCATTTATTTCACCTCCAACTTATCAATCAAGTCATGCACTATATTGGAACCTCTTGCTAAAATTAACCCGCTAAGTACATAATCCAAATCCACTATCGCTACCGGAATACCTAATGCCTGCAATACCCCAAGTCCAGTCATGTAGCAAATAGCGATACCGCCAACCAATGCAATATATTTGGTGTATTCCTTGATGTAGACAATATCCTTAAACCACTCCACTGCTGTCTCCAGCAAAACAGCCAAAATAATTAACGTAGCCACTCTATTAACCTCCTTATAGCTGCAGCAAATTCTTCCCTACTTAAATTATCCTTGGGCCTAAAACTTCCATCGGGATAACCCTTCATTATGCCGTTATCAATGAGGAATTGAATATCTTTTCTCGCCCAACTCTTCAGGTAATCGGGCAAAACAAAAAACCTGCCGGGGCAGGCTGTATTCCCTACTTCTTTATGCAGTTTTATATCATCGGGGTCTAATTCCACTATTAACTTCGCCAATGCCTTATACTGTGCTTCTGTCGGCTTATGTTTTTCAAAATCTCCTGTCAACGCTATCCCTATATAGTGATTCCAACCTTTTGCATGTGCACCTATGCCTTCTCTACCTTTTTCTATAGTACCGTCTGCCCTTATTACATAGTGATAGCCTATATCCTTAAAACCTCTTTCAATATGCCATTTTCTAATGGTTTCTACCGACACATCGGGTGAAGCGGTATGATGTATCACTACACCGGTCATATTTTTACTCCTTTCTTGCCCGTTCTAACAATTCATCAATCTTCTGTTCTTGCCTTGCCAAACTTATTTGAATACTATTCAATACAGTTGTCAAGCCGTTTATGGCTTTGGTATTGTTTTTAACTACTTCTTTTAAGTCTGCTGAATTCTTGTTCTTTAAATATATTGTGCTTAAATAAATTAGACCACCAACAGCAAAAAAACCAATACCATACTGGGCTAATTCAATCGGCATTAAGCATCACGCTCCCGTATCAATCCACAAGAGATTGGTATTGGTAGGGGGGCTTGCCCCTGTGTGGTAAACCTGTTCATAATAGCTTGGCAATTTACCTCCTAACTTTTCAGCGTTATCAACTATACCGTTGTTATTTTGGTCATAGATACTTTTTAGCATATCGCCATAACCGGCATTGCCTAATTCTTCCCGTGTAACATAGCCAGCGTCATTTTCCAATTCACTAACATTTGTTGGTATATCATTTATGTCTGCTTTAGCGTTCCATGCCATTCTCTCGTTTGCTGTTATATGTTTTATAGGATCAGATACATGATTAACGGCACCATTCCAGGCATCAATAAGAATTTGTGTGATTGTATCCAAAATAGACTTATTGCTGTGTGTGTGTTTTTTGGCATTTGCATCATTCCATGCTGCTTTCTCTTCCCCACTTACAAACTGTTGAGTATCACTTTCTGTAATCATACTTGCTGGATGTGTTTCAGGATGGATATATTTATTTGCTCCTGGTTCAATGCCTTCAAGTTTAGTTCTTTCTTCTGCCGTCATTATTTTCTTTTCTTCTGTTTCTGTTATTTCATCTAAATTATGGCTGTGAGCACTAGGCGGAAATTCAGAAGGTTTATTCTCAATCTCTGTCCATAACGGCCATTGGTTAGGGTTGGAAGTTTTAGCAATATAGTTGCTACCTACCCCATGTGTGCTCTTGCTGTTAGCATGGGTATCTACTTTCTCTTGCGCTCCGGCAGTAGTTTCAAATGGTGCAGTATGCCATTCATTACCGTGCATCTGCATTTGTCCATCGCCAGAGGGGGGTGGGTCAGGGGGTTCTGTACCTCTTTTGCAGAGAATAAATTTATCATTAGGGTCAAAGTTTATATATACTACCCATACTTCTTCACCAGCATTGAATTTAATATTAGGGTTATAAGGTACATTGGGTGTTGGTATGGTGGAACCGTCAATATACACAGACGCCCGGTCTCCGTCAATGCTGGCAATTTTGCCCAAATGGAACATCTTTTTCTGCAATTGTTTTCCTATTAGTTTCTCTAACAAGTCTATAAATTGTTCAGGCGTCATGTACTATACCTCCTTATCCTAACTGCTTCTGCTTGTGTCTTTTGTGCTTTCAATGGTATTGTAAATCTTACTAATTCGTATCTATCGTTTATTTCATTGTTCGGGTCAATCAGTTCTATTACATCTTCTGCTTCATGGAGATAATTGGGTACTAGTTCTAAATCCACTCTTTCTGCTATCGCCAGTCTTTTCTGTAGTTCATAATTTGCCCTTGCCTGCGCTAGTTTTTTTGTTGTTATAAGAGGGTCGGGCCCATGTATATATAAACGTGAACCTATTCGCTGGATAGAGGTAGGGCTGTCCGGGTCGTCATCTTTGGCTTCTGCTGTTACGGTAGGAGTTTGGGAGGAACCGCCTATAACTAATATGTGATTGCACAATTCGCTATCATCTAACCTTTTATTGCTGCCAGCATACAAGGTGTAATCTTCGGGTTTATAAGTCCAGCAGGGAGGGGTTTTTTCTAAATCACGTTGGGGTCTAAATCTTAAATAGCCGTCAGTATCAAAATAAAGGGTGTATACTGCCAAATCAGCTAGTTCTTTCATCGCTTTCCAGCGGGCTTCCCCTGCTGAATAGGTCAAGTCATAGGGTACTGTCACGTCACAATCATCAAACAGGAATTTACTTATTCCTTCTGCTAGTTGTTTTATGGCAGTTCCTATATTTACCCCTTTTTTAATAGTGGTTTCGTTTACGAATTTCCCTATAGGCGAGCCTGCCAATAGGTATGCTTTGTCATTCCCTTGTATTGTGACTATTCTTTCTGCCGGTCTACTCAACGCTTCGGGATTTGTTACAACAAACACACCTTGCGGTATATATTCGGTGCCAAACCCTACAAACAACTTAAATCTCTTATCTAGCCATATTAATTTATCTTCTCCCCATGTGAAAAGGTTATCGCTATTTTCTATGGTTAATGTAGCTGTTCTTCTTATATCCCTATCTTTATCTACAGAAATACTGCCTTCTATCAGGCGAGGAGTTATTTCTTCTATAACATTGTCATTATTATCAAGTAATTGTAGTTTTACTTTTACTTGGCTTACAGGAGCTATCATTTGTTCTATAAAGGCTTGACTAGCTATCTGCATCAGCTATCTCCACCCATCGTACTCCCACTCTTAAAACGTGGGATTTTAATGTCCTATGGGGGATGGTAATTTCAGGTTCGTAGATATTGACTTTCATATACCTGCCTTGCCCATCTTTTAGGATATAAGGTTTTCTTGCCTCTATCATACTGTCTAATATTTCTTCCATTTCTTTAGCTGTTTTCTCTTGGGGAATAAATAAACCCATCAGTGTGCCCCTTCTGAATCGTGAGGGGCCGTACCTTATTAATGGGTATTTACTAAACGTCCTTATTTCTTCCCTATCTTCCTCTAAACCATAGTTGGCATCATCTAAGTTATAAAGAAATTGTAATTGTGTATCTTCATCTACCAACCACCAACCATCAAAATCAACTTCTACCGGATGGGTTATGTCGTCCCCCTCTATAACATCATCAATCAACGGTACTACTGTATATTCGTATACTTGTTTGGCTTTAACAAAGTAATCTTCAAATTGGTGTTCTACATTCCATTGGTTTTCTACTTCTCCTACTGTTTGTTTTAATTCGTTTGGTTTATTTCTTTTAATGCGCCATTTAGTTATGTTTAATTCGTTGGGGTCTACATTACCAGCTTCAAAATTGCCGTTAAATCTAGCAAGTAATCTAGTGTGCCCAGTCCATTTTATAGGGTCATTGACTTTTGCTATTTTGTCAATATGCAATGTATCTGCTATGCAATTTTGTAATTTAACAGAATTTTGGGTATCAGAAAAGGGGAGTGTATTGTCAAATACACACTCCCCGATATAGTGGATACCAATTAGCATGGCATCACCACCTTTATTCCCATTTGCTCAAACTTTTTATATTAAAACCCTTCACACTATCCAGCCTTTTGTCATACCAATAGTGTATTTTGGGTCACGGTTCTAACCTCTTTTGGTTATAATCACTTTCTCGGTCTTGCCGTCCTTCGGCTCCCAGTCCACTTCTGCACCCAGGGCCTCCGCAATGAAGCGCAAAGGCACCATAGTCCGCCCATTGATAATTTGAGCCGGGACATCCATTTCCCGGCCCTGGCCGTTGACGGTATATTCCTTCTTCCCGATCTGTAATTCGATATGCACGCTCTCACCCCGCTCCGCCAGTTTTATATCCGGGCCAAAGCCGAGCCTGGCGCATATATCCGCCGCCTTGCTTGCCCACTGTGGGCTGCTCCCGTAGTGACCACACGCCAGGACACCCAGCACGCCGGGCGGGTCTAAGCTCACTACCAGGCCGCCGCTGTCCCCGGCATTTCCTCGGGCACTAAACTCAATGAGGTTGGTTAGGCGATATTGCCGTCCGGTGTTTTTGTCGATTATGTCTGTCCAATCACTGACCTTAGTGACCTTGCCGTAGGAGATGCCGCTTACACAGCCCACGAGGGCAACATCCATCCCCTTCTCAGGCTCGATAATTTTATTAAACTCCCCTTCAAGCCCGGGAATACGGTGCGTTACTCCTACCCAGGGGTCGAGCTTGATGGCCATGCCGTCCACACCAAGCTGAATAGGTATCCACCGGTCTACCACCCCTATCCTGTCTGCCGGATAATATCCTGTTTGGTAGACCACCTTCCCCCTGTTGGCATAGCTGCCTCTGTACCATTCATCCACCCCCAAAAGGTGAGCGGCGGTTATCATATAGACATCGCCCTCATGCTCTACAAAGAAACCTATAGACCCTTTACCCTTCAGTCGGAATAACAGGCCCGGGTGCAGAGGTCTTTTTCGTTCCTGAAATATCATAGCATCCTCCCTGCCTTTACTAGACTAGAGCCTGGCCGCAACTTCCGCCCTGTACCTTTCCGGTACCTGCACCAGCGTCCGCCGCCCGGTCCGGATTAGTATGCAATAAAGCTCAATCATTTTGCTGTACCCCCTTCCAGACTTGCCCGCAAGTCAAGCAGTTCCTCAAAGACGGTCGCCAGGGCGTCCATAAGTATCAAGTTTTGTTCCTCCAACCGGATCAGCTTTTCCAATTCCGTCTCAGGTTTAAGTTCAGGATATTCAACATACGTCCCATTTTCCCATTTGTACCAACCGCCGTTTATTCCGACAGGAAGCGGTCCTTCAATCTGCACAGGTATATACCCCTCAACAGGCATTTCCACAACGTCACGAATGATATTGTTTTGATCAAGTTGAATATAATATATTTTCATCTCTTATCCCCCCAATCTCCATATTCTCACAATCTCTTTTGTTTCACCCGCCAAACCATCTTCTTTTGCGTACCCTACCGCAGTCACGTCGCCCGCCTGTATGTCAAATAGAGAATTCCCAGTCTTAAAAACAGTACGAGAAAAGCTATCATAGATCGTGATGTAAGGACTGCCGTAATGTGCTACAGCAAGATACGTCCCNGTCGGGTCAAAAGCACAACCCCGACCATTGCCAGTGGGCAAAGTGGCGGGATNGGCTAGCTTGGTAAATGTATCACCATTCCGCTTATAGATCATAATGTAAGGACTGAGGTCATGTGCCACAGCCAGATACGTCCCTGTCGGGTCAAAAGCACAACCCCGACCATCGCCAGTGGGCTGGGTGGATGGATTGGGTAGCTTGGTTGGATCAATTTTTACAACTACTGGAGAACCTTTTGTGATGTTTTCTCCGTACACGACGGCAACAACATCTTGTCCAGATATAACTAGTTCACCAAGCAGTTCAAACCCACTCCGTGCCGTTGCCGCCGAAAAACTTCCCTTGAGACGTATCAAAGATGATACGCCCCGCTTCCGGCGTCTCNGACACGGAGGAGCTGACCACCTCCACTTTCAGTTTTGTTTCGGTTTCAGTGCGTATGACANCAGACGTTTTGTGTATCGCACTTTCCGCCTTATGCGCATTAAGCTCGGCCCGCACTGCCCCTGCGGCTGCCTCTGCCTTAGCCTGGGCGCCGGCGGGGGTTTCTTTTGTGTCCTGCAGATGCTGGATATTCCCTTCTATCCGGTTAAAATCATCTTTCCTAACCACATCTGCCGCTTGCCAATTCGTTTTAGGTGTTTGCCATGCCATTAACTCTCCACCTTCCTTCCCGTCAATCGGGCAGATAGTGCCCCCGTCCATTCAAGTTCTTGCCGTATCACATGATAGTCCTTGCCCTTAACGGTCACTCGGTCACCCAAAAGCAGTGCCGGATTGCCTCGCCACTCAACTTCAATGTCCCGCCTCGGGTCCTTTACACTTGCCAACAGCGTATCCGCTATTGCTTGAGCTTGGGCAAGTGTCTGCACCAACGGATTTGCCGGAAATTCATATCGCAGGACGCCATTTTCCGTGATGCTGGCCTCGTCCCTGGCAATAGCTCGCNCTTTGTTCTGCACGGTCAAAGGCTTGCCCTGGATAACCAATGTCACCTGCTTGTCCGTGGCGTTGGTGTTCTGGATTTTTATACTTGCACCCCAGCCGTAGTATGCGACATCGACAATGCTCACGCCAGAGGGTGGGTTGTCAAGGGAAGCTGCAGCGTCAATCACCGGCGTTTTGTTGTANAATGCCGTCACCGTCTTTGTTGATCTGCCCGGTATCGTGATAGGCTCATTGCTTCTGTAGACTTCTTCCGGCGTTGTGGCCGGCCGCAAGGGTTGCGTGTCAACTATGATTTCATTCGCCACCTGGTCTTGACGTGACGGCGCACGGAGCGGTGGGAAGTAGTCATCTTCTGTAATTTCAAGGACAGGCTCGTNNCTGGAAATCAAGAAACTTTCAATCTGTATTTTNCCATCCCGGTTTTGAAAGGCTGCTGCCANTCCAGCTTCGGCTATAAGTCGCAATGCTTCCCGATGTGATACTGGATTGAACCAGGAATATGGCACGACAATGTTTTGAAGCGCCGGGTCTATAATATATTCATCCGGCATAAGTCCCGCATCTTGCAATACTATTTCNGCAAGCTCATACAGGCTTTTGTTCTGCAAAACTNGGCTGGTCTGGAANGTGCTTTTCCGCAGTAGCTCCATCCGGTCACGGGCCGTTACTATAGCTTCAAGGCTGTCATCCGGGCTGTCCCAATCAAGGCTCCAGAACGTGCCAAGAGGAATCCATACGACGGTGCTTTTCTTCAGTTTCCGTGGTGTATCGGCAGTATTAGCCATTATATCCACCTCNTGTCTATGNTAGCCCGTCCNAAAATCGGCAATCCCCCAATTGTGCCTACAAACTCAAAATATAGCGGCCCGATTACGTCTCCGGGTATCACATAATCATATTGATATTTGCCCACATCGCTTGGCAACACAGGTATGTCCTCACCTACTTGTTTTTTGTAGCCGTCGTAAATTCGCAAAATAACATTCTCAGGTGACACATGCTCCCCGTTAAAATCCTTAAATTCTGCTTTCAGCCTGACTGTATCTCCGATAAGAGGCATTTTATTCCACCTCCAGTTTCACTTCACGCTCCTGGACAGATAAGCTTGGCTTACGTTCCTGTAAGCCTAAGCCAACTTCACGCTCTTGGATAGACAGGGTTACCTTCAATCTTATATACGGGTGTGCTATCTTGCGAAGGGTATCCGCAATAAACTCATATTCTTTGATAACCTGTCTTAAAGCATCTGCGCTGTAAACTTGTCCTGCATAAACAACCCTGTAAGTATCACCCACATAAATGCCCAATTCTACCACAAAACGCATAGTATCNGCNGNATATNCGTATTCNTTCACTATGCGCCGAAGTATGTCTGCATTATAGGCATCTGCCCTGATTATCCTTCTTTTTGTGTCGGCAGGGTNTNCATACGCCCTNAAAACTTTGCGAAGTGTATCAGCAGTATAATCATAGCCTTTAATGATTCCCCGTTTGGTATCGCCCGTGAAAACATGCCCTTGGATTATTTTGCGCTTGGTGTCTGCGCTGTAGGCATAGTCTTTAAGCGTTATGCGTTCAGTATCGGCAGGGTATTGATACGCTTTGTTGATT